ACACAACCAGCGTCCTGCCATTTTTTCCCTGGAGGCTGCAGCTCGCAGTCTTCCCCAGCAAGCGCGCCAAGAAAGCATCCGAAGGCGTTCCCTTTGTCGCTGAGGACGCCGGGGACGTTTTCCCAGACGATGACGCTGGCGGGCTTTCGCTGGCCGGCGCGAACATAGTCAACTGCATCTGCAAGCTCCACATATTTGATGGTGAGGGCGCCGCGCGGGTCGGTGAGGCCTTCGCGCATACCGGCGACCGAGAAGGCCTGGCACGGCGTGCCGCCGACCAGTGCGTCCGGCGCGGGGATCTTGCCGGCAAGCACCATTGCGGCCAGCTTGGTCATGTCGCCGTGGTTCGGCACGTCGGGGTAGTGGTGGGCCAGGACCGCCGAGGGGAACGGCTCAATCTCGGCGAACCAGGCGGCGCGCATGCCCAGCGGGTGCCAGGCCTGGGTAGCGGCTTCGATGCCGCTGCACACAGAGCCGTAGGTGATATCGGGCATAGGGGGTCCTCGCCGGCTGGCGTGATTGTTGGATATGGGGTATTTGTGTTCGGCCCGGCATGGGGCCGGATCAAGGAGTGCAGGCGATGCAAACACACGGCGTTGTTCGAGCGATAAACCCGCGCCGAGGAATGGTGGGCGTATGGGTTGAAGATCAGAACGGATACACGATCATCGAGATGCTTTCATCGCATGAGATTGAGCTCGGGGATCAAATGACGTGGTCCGACGGCTACACAATGGGCGGTTGCCAATACCGCAATGTCACGAAAGGATGGGTTGCAGAGGTCTACGTGCAGAACCATGACGTGAACGCCCAAAACCTCAAACAGCAACTGTTGGCTTAATCGTCGAGCCTGATCCGCAGAGCTTCGCGGCTGTAGGCCAGTTTCAATTTCCGCGACACGTTTTCGGGTATCACGTATTCGTGTCGCGGCGGCGTGAGCAGGGGGAGGGCGCCGCCGGGGCCAAGGCCATGCAGGTGATGAATCATCAGCGTGATCGCCTCGCCTTGTTCCTCGATGCCGCTCCAGGCCATCAGCTCAGCAAGTGCTTGGCGCGTGCCGGGTAGGCAGTGCAGCCTGATTTCCTCTTCGCCGCGCTCCTTCCGCTTCCTGGCAGTTTTTGCCGAGCGTTCCTGCACAGTCTTGGCCATGGCCTACCTCTTCTATTCCGCTGGCCGGCAGTGCGAGCCAGGTTTGACGTTTGCGTTGCTGGGTGCGGGCTATGCGGCGCATGAGGTCTTGCCCTGGCGCGCTTTGGGATAGTCGATGCCATGGGCGGCGATGATCCGCTCGAAGGCCTTGCTACCTATCGCCAGCTTCCCGCAGCACTGGCGCCGGGTGATGCCCAGCTCCATGAATGCCCTGATTCGCTCGGCGCACTTTGCATCCCGCTCTTTATCAACCAGGTTGCGCGCACCGCCGCGGGTTGGCGCCTTGAACGTGATGTCGTAGCGAGCGGCGTAGTTGTAGATCAGCCGCCGACTGACACCCAGGGCTGCAGCGACTTCCGTCTGGGTGTGCGTCACGCCGAGCTGGCGTATCTGCTCAACCAGCCTAAGACGGGCCTGGGCGCGGATGTCGGTCTTGTCGAGGGGGAGGGGAGCAGCTTCAACTTTGCGCCGAACAAACGGCTTCGGCGTTGGCGGCATCTGGTTGCTGTAGGTGATGGGCTTAGGCTTGTAGCCGATCGGCTCGGCCACTTCGATCTTACCGCCGGCCGCCAGATACTGCTCGACCTGGGCGGCCAGTTGGTCCGATGCTGGCCGTAGTGCCTCGACCAGGCTTAGGTGGTTGCTGATCATGATCAGGCTCCTAGGCGATGGGCTTGCGCCCGGGCTTTGTCCGCAACTTCATCAACCATCCTGCCAAGCTCCAGATTGAACTGGACCAGCTCTTGATGAAGCATCTCGATGTACTCCTCATCGCGCTCGATGGTCTCGATATACAGCCGGCAGTCTTCATCCTGGCGTGGATCAAATGACAGAAAATCCCACCACTCCCGGCCTGTGACGAACATGCAGCCCTGAACCTGCGGCTTATGTTCCTCGGGCATGCCTTCAAGCCAGGTTCGGACGTGGACGGCCTCATTGAATGGGCATTTCGACTCAATACCCCCGTCCTCGCCGATCAATCCGTCAGGCGAACAGCCCAGCCAGTCGTATTTTGGATGAACTATGAAGCCCGACTTAATGACGCTATTACCAGTCAGGATTTCGTAGAAGTCGTGGCTCGACTGCTCAACCTCGGTTCCCCAGGCCATCGACTTGCTGCTGACCGAATGTTTCGATCGGTTGGCCAGGCGCTCAAAAGCCAGCTCTCGCATGTAGGTGGTACGGGCCGCAAGCGGCTTGCGTTTGCCGTGTTTGTCACGGTCGCCCCATGCAATCACATCCTTGAATCGGCTGGCGGTGAGTCGCCCGCTGCGGTCTTGGTGCCACTGCTCGGTGCGCTGAAGGTCTACAGAGGCGTTCATTGAGCATCGTCCTGAGTATCGACGCTGGCAGCAGCGTCGGCGCTGTCGCTGACAGTTGTGAACTCGGCGTCGATGGTTTGTGCAATAGCCTTCAGTTCGCCGTGACGGGTCACGCCAATGGCGCCGCGCTGCTGTGGTTTCAGGGCTTTCCAAGCTTTTTCATACCCTTCAATTCCCTGCTCTTGAGCGATTTTTTTCAGCTGTTCGAAAAGATCGGAGGTCGCATCTGTTGTGTCGCCCTGCGGTACTGAGGCGGCACCTACGTCAGCAGGCTTTTCGCTGGTAGATCTCGGGGTAACGTCTGTTTCTGGAAGCGTATAGCCATCGTCCAGCTCTTCGCGTGTGTACACGCCCAGGATCACGTCAGGGCAGTACAGGCGAGCCCATTTTTTGAGGGCCAGGTAGGCGATCTGCTGCTTCGGATCGTCTGCCCACAGCGTCGAGTTCCGGGTTCGTGCCTGAGTCATCAAGGTGGTCAGTTCGCGCGGGGTATCCTCGCCCACGAACGTAGCCCAAACGCGGACGCCCAACCCTTTCTCGTCATTAATGTTCCAGTTTGGGACGCGGTATTTCTTCGGCTGCCCGTGGTCATCCGTTTGTTTTTTGCTCTCAATCTCGCGGAAATTGCCAATGATCTTGTCCCAGTCGCCAAACCACTCGTAGTGGATTCGATCAATGGTCGGGGCTCGCGTCGTGATGACCGCGTTGACCAGCTGGGCTTCATAGCTCAGTTGGCCGCCGTTGACGATGAAGGTCTTCTGCGCCACTTGGAATGGGTTCATTCCCCACTGCATGGACTGCATAATCACTGCCATGCAGTCGGCGGTGTTGCCGTGAAAGTGCTTCGGCAGGGTGGTTTTGCCCCCTGCCATGATGCCCGCGAGCTCAGTCATCGACTGCATGCTGTCGCGGTTGAGGATCAGCCCTGTCGGGCTGGTGTCCATTGGCACTGTAGAAATCTGGGTTTGGGCGTTCATTGTTAACTCCATAGCCGACGACTTTGGTCAGCCTCCGGGGTGGCTTCAGGGTTCTTTAGAACGACAAGGCGCGCAGCCAGGCAGAGGCCTCGTCATTGCTGACGCAGAAGGCCATTGCTACGACCTCGACCACTTCGCTGGCGCTTGGAATGTTCGAGTCAGCGAATGCGTCCGCCGCTGGGGCCGAATCAACTGCTGCTAGGACCGATTGTGCTGGGTCAGCAATCACTGGAGCCGCAGCAACAGTCGTTGCTGGTACGGGCGCAGCAGCCTGGGCACGCAGACGGGCCAGCTCTTCCTGGTCGCGCTGATACTGCGCGTCACGTTCACGCTGCTGGCGCTGTTGTGCTTCAATGTCGCGGCGTTGCTGGTCCAACTCGTCCTGTTGCTTCTTCAGGCGCAGACGATCTTCCTCGGCTCGCTGCCTGCGTAACTCTTCAGCTTCGACGTCGGCTTTGCGCTGCTTTTCACGCAGCTCGTCCAGCTCTTTCTGCTGGGCCAGAAGCTTGGCAGCGGCTTCCTCACGGTCAATTGCAGCCTTGTGCAGCGCCTCTAATTGCTCAATTGCGTTGTCGCGAGCGATAGTGCCTTCGGCTTCAAACTCGCCGTATTCCTCGGGCAGAATTACCGAGTCTTTGACATTCTGGAGTACGCTAGAGACGTCGGCAGCGCTGCGGCTTGCGTATGCGGCAGCGACAGAGCTGAAGCGAGTAATCTTTGCCCGGATGGCTTCGATACGCTCAGCCTCGACACGCTCGCGTTCTGCCTTGGCATCAGCTATCCGCTTTTCTTCAGCCTTGATTGCTTCGTCAACAGGAGTCTCGATTGCCAAGACTCTATCTTTCAGCGTCTCGCCGAACTCCTTTACCTGGTTGACGCGAGCCTGGGCGTCTTTAACCGCCTGCTGGTAGGGAACCAGTGCCGTTTTCGTGGTGTTGGCTAGGGCATAACGCACGTCGCGGATATCGACGCGAACTTCCTTTGCATTCGCCAAGCCTTCGCTGGTCGAGCAGTCGACCACCAGCTTCCCGTAGGTTGTCTCTAAGCGTACGATTTGCTCCTCATGCGGCCGATACTCCGCGATGTCTGTGACGGCGACAGCGGGGGCAACGGACTTCTTGGATTCTTCGGTTTCGCTCATCTCGAGCGATTCTTGTGCGGGTGCTTTTTTAGGATTGGTGGACATGAAGATCCCTCGCCGCGCCTGGCGCAGCATTGAAAGTGTTGTGGTTGGGTGGGACGCCGCCGTTAAGCGTTGGAAACGATAGGGGCGTTGTAGTTGGCGTAGATCTTGTCGATGCGCGCCCGGAAGTAGCGATGTTCGCTGTCGTCGATAACGCGCAGCATGAAGGCCAGGGTGACGCACGATGTAGCAGCTGAACTGGCATTAGGCTTGCCCAGGTCGCGGATCATGTTTTCGATCTCGCCCTCGATCCAGCTCACAGCGTTCTGATGATCTCGCTGTGCGACGTTCATTCGGCACCTCCTACTGGCAGGCAGATAAGCTCCATTTGAGCCATAGCGGCATCTATGCGCAGCTTGAGGCTGGCGCGCTCTTTGATTCGCCTAGCCTCGCGCTCAGCGAGGTCGTCAGCCGTGTACTCGTGGAACAGGTCCAAGTGCTGCTTCTTGCCAAAGTTGGGCAAGTCCCAGCGCCTGTCGGATTCTCTGGCCTGGGCGCTATCCGCGTAGCTTGTTGGCATCGTGGGTCTCCAGTCGCCGAGCCAGGGCGCAGGCTTCGTTGTGGTTGCGGCGAAACCCCTTCACCTTGCCGGTGGACGAGTCGACGACGTGGAAGAACTCATTGCCGGCCGGGATCACCCGAAACAGTGGCGAAGTCTTCGGTGCACTGGAGCCGACCAGGCCAAGGCAAAGCGCCAAGGCCATATTGCGGCGCTGATTCATTGCGAGCGCTACATCGCAGTAAGCGTGCTGACTTTGATTCATGGTCGCCTCCAGGGTGGCGTTATTCGGTGGGAGGCAAGAGGAATGGCTGCCAGTGCGTTACCCGGTTCTCAAATCGCGAGCCGTCCGGGTACCGCCAGTCGATGCCGTTCCAGTAGAGGAAGCGCGATCCATTGGCGAACCGTTACGCCTCCCTCGCTGGTGTGTAGGCAATGGCGTGGTGCTTGCCGCCACCCTTCGGCAGATCGGGCAGCCTGTCGCTGCACTTGATCCAATCGCTCATGGCGACCTCCAGTGTTTGGGGTTAGGCGGCTTCGGCTTTCGGCTCGTCCTTGTCGTACTTATCGCCGCAAAACATGCAGTAGCTGCCGAGCATCGACATGTCCTGCTTCTTGCGCTGGAACCCGTCGCCTTTCTTCTTGGGTACTTCGTACTCGATGTGTAGGTTCAGCTTGTTCTTCATGCTAACGGTGCCGCCCAGGAGCCAGGCGAACCCTTGCAGCTCGACGGAGAAGTCTCGGGATCCTTCTGGCAGCTTGGCGCGAATCTTTTCCCTTGCTGCCGATTCAACTTCGGTTGCGCAGTTGCACATGGTTATTTCCTCTGTGGGTTCACCTGTATTCGTCAACACTCATGCCTCCCGCTGGCTGCCGATGGGCGCGGGGGAGGAGTGCTGACGTAATAGAGGTGGGGAAGGGGCCCAGGCCCGCTACTGGCGACGGCCTGGGTTTGTAGCGTCAAGTTTTCCTGATGCGCTGGGGTGGCCTACCGGAGTTCCGGCTGATGCGCGGTGACATCGACGGCCTACTGTCCGCTGCCTGTATGGTTGTTGGGCGCAGCCTTCAGGCTTACCGCGCCACTCGGGGGTTGTTGGCGGGGAAGTCAGTGCCAGAACACTGCGACCCCGACGGTCGTTCGCCAGCGCTCACGATGGAAGCGCAATGGACCGGTTGGCAGGCCGTCATCAGGTGGCGGTTCTGGCCGCGCATGGCTGAGCGCTGCGCCGATCAGGAACAGTAGGAGCATTGTGATCTCCGGTTGGGCTGGGTGATGCAGGTGGCCGCATAGCGGTATTGGTCGTCCGCATCAGGGTGTGAACTGCATGACGTTTGTCTGCCTCAGCTCTCGCGCTGGCCGGCGGTACTCAGTTCACACCCCAATGCGCTCTCATAGAGAGGGTCGGGCAGCAGCCTTGCAATCGGCCGACGTCATTCGATGACCGTCTTCGCACTCAACGACGCGAACGCCGCTGGTGTAGCCACGCTCAGCGTTGAGCCTGTTTGCCTCGCTGATGCAGGCGGCCAGGCTCTCATCGGTAAATACCTGCAGCTCACCACGCAGAGTGATGTGGATGACTTTGTTCATGGTCATGCTCCGGTTGTTTTCCCAATGCCCACCGCTCTGGATGGGCATCAGTGAAAAGGTCCGCACTGAATATTCACGCAGGGATACTGATTGGCTGTTGGTCGATGATCGTGATTGAGCCTCGATCGGTAACCGCCACCCTGGCTGTTAACCCTGGGTGCATCTCGGCCAGCCTTGGGTGGGCCTTGAAGTCAGTGACTCTGCCGGTTCGGGTGCCAAGGCCGAGGTAGATCACGTCACCTATTTGGATTTCGCTTCCGCGTTTCGTTGGCATTTCGTTTGCTCCGTCCGATTTTCCGGATGACCCTGTCTCCAAGGTCATCGAGGAAATCTGTTGTCTCCCGCGCCGCTTACCAGGTCATTCGCCAGTTCGGTCAACACCTCGACAGCCGTATGGGGTATCCCATCGTTGGCAGGCTTTCGGGCCTGTCTGTCGCCGGTCACCAGTAGTGGCAGCGCGTTTTCTTCACCTGACTTCCTCTCGCCCCACAGGTGATAGCCGGGGCTGACCTCCCAGCGAATCGCCGGGTAATCGTGTATGGCGCTGATTGTTAAAGAGCGGGTCAGGCCCTGGGGCCCTGGCGAGTCCCTGTTGGGTGACTCGGTGAAGCAAATATGAACTACAGGTTCACATTGAGTCAAGTACCAAAAGTACATAATTTTTTGTTCGTTCATTTTTGAGTTCATAGAACGCTGCTTGACGGGGATTTACGGCGAACCAAAGGTTCGCTATATTCGCGTCCGTATACTGGATATATGTACAGTACTTAACCGGGAGGGGATTTTATGGCGAAGAAGCAGGCGGCACCGGCAGCACGGCAGGAAATTAGCGGCATGGCGCGCCTGGGGCTGCGTGTCTCATCGATGATCAATCACCCGATCGCCCAGGAACGGCGGGAGGTGACGATTCATCGGCTGGACACGGACGGGGATCGGGAGTGGGAAGAAGTGCTCAGCGTGATCGCCGAGACGGACGAGCTTGAGTTGACGCTCAATGACGACGGAAGCGTGACGGTGAGGTGGGAGCAGCAGGAAGTGGAGACGGCTGGGAAGGGCGAACCAGAGTTTGAACCGGAAGAAGAGCCGGCGCCTTTCTGAAGGGAACAAAAAAGCCCGCCAATCGGGGAGGGTTCATGGCGGGCTGGGCGCCAGACCAGCTAGAGGGACGCCCTTAGTGAGGATAGACCAGATCAGGGAGGGCAGAAACAAGAAGCCCGGCGATGGGCCGGGCTCTCGTGCGTGGTGGGGCTTGGTGAGAGGCATGTGCTACACCAGGTTTGCATTCCAGACGAGCAGCACGCGCGCCTGAATGTAGGTCTCATCAAGGAAAATATCCTCGGCCTTGTGCTTCCGGTTGTCCGAAAGCATCCTGAATTTGTCCTTGCCCTTCATTTGCAGACGCTTGATGTACTGAAAGCCCTGATACGAGAAGAAGTAGATCCCGTCGCCAACAAATTCTTTGATGCTGACATCGACCAGCAGCGGATCGCCATGCTTGATGGTTGGCGTCATGGACTGTCCCCATCCGGTGATCATCTTCAGGTGGAAGTGCTCTTTGAACTCGACGCCCATAGCTCGGAGCTGGGAAGGACTGACACGCACATCCTGAAGCATCTCAGGGAAGTCATGAGCGATTTCGCCGCCGCCCAGGGCTCCGCGCACGTCATAGTGAGCAATCCACACCTCATCGCCTACTTTTCCCGGCCTGTAGGCGTCATGCACGAGCACGCCACCCGCTGCTTCGACTTCGTCACCTTCTACTATTGCCAGAAGCTTCTTGAGTCTGTCTTCGCCCAAATTCTTACCAGCAAGCATTGCGCGCAGTTTATCGACAGCGGTGGATTCCGGCTCCGGTTCGGCGGCGTCCGTCAGCGCATCAGGGCCTTCGCCGGAAGCGTGCTGCAACCACTCGATCCTCACCCCGAGAAATGATGCGATCGCCTGCATCTTTGCGGGGCCGGGGATAGATTCACCGTTCAGCCACTTGCTCGCAGCCTTCGGCGTGACCTTGGCAATTTCAGCCAGGCGAGCGCCCGCGCCCCATTGATCAATACCTTTAGCAGCTACTGATTTCTTGAGGCGGGAGGCAAACGCGGCGCGTATCTCTTCGATTTGAACCATAGGTTCAATATCGCATGCTCTTGCATGTACTTTCAGTTCCGACATAATATGTACTGCAAGTTCATATTTGACTCGGAGGCCTTATGCGGCCGCTTAAGAAAACGATTGATGATGCTGGTGGTGTTCCGTCCGTGGCCCTGGCCTGCGGGAAGACCCCGCGCGCTATCTACAAGTGGCTTGTTGCCGACGCGTTGCCGCGCACCGAGTACACCGGCGAAACCCAATACGCCAAGAAAATTGCAGAGCTGGCTGCCGCCAATGGCAAGCCATTCGAACCCGCCTGGCTGCTCGCCGAGGCGCACCCCAAGAAATCAGCTGCATAAACCTTTCGAACAACCAAGGAGCCTCACCAATGGCATACGACGACACACGCCACCTGAAAGACCGGGAGATCAAGTCCCGTTACGACGATGAAACCTACGAAGCGTTAAAGGCCGTGGCCCGCCTGCACAAGCTGCAGCTGGCCGTGTTCGTGCGCATGTGCGTCGAGGAGAAGTTGGAAAGCATCGTTGAACCGAATGCTACCGGTAAACACATGCAGGCCTGAAGGCCCTGAAGGAGGCTATGTGCCTGAAACCACGATCTGCCACGGGATCGACGGGCGCCTCTACGAAAAGCTTGAACGATTGGCGAAGGCAGCAGGCAAGACGCCTGACGAATACGCCGCAGAGCTTGGAGCGGAGCGTTTTTTCGAGAAAACCAGGCCAAGGGGCGCCGGGAAGATCCGGCATCTGCCAACAGCAAGGCGTGACCTGCCGAAGGCCGTATTAGGGCCTGAAAAAGGAGGGACTGATGAAGACCTCAAACCATAAACCCAAATCGCAGGCACAAAAAAGCCAGGTTCGCGGCCTGGCTTCTTTAACTGCATACAGCAAAACAATCTGTGAGGCCGATTATGCATACCTCTAACACTGATGTACAGGCCCTGAATAATCCCGCGCCACTTTTTTCGCAATCTGAAAACGTGGCGCGGACAATGTCGTCTCGGGAAATCGCTGAGCTTACCGGCAAACGCCATTTTCATGTGACGACAGACATCGAGAAGATGCTGACAGAGCTCAAAGAAGATGCCACGGGTTTTCGTGCCATCTACCTGGACAGCATGAACCGCCAGCAGACGGAGTATCTGCTCGATCGCGAGCACACCGACTGCCTGCTGACCGGTTACAGCGCCGCAATGCGTATGGCAGTGATCAAGCGCTGGCGCGAGCTTGAGGGCGGTCGAGTTATCGCCACGCTTCCCGACTTCTCCAACCCAGCAGCTGCCGCCCGGGCCTGGGCTGATGAGGTTGAGAAAAAGCAAGCGGCCGAGAAGGCTCAACTACTGCTCAGTGTGGAAGTGCGGGCCCAGGCCACCAAGATCCATTCCTTGGAAAACCTGTTCAAAGAAGGCATGACCCACACCCAATTCTGCAAAGGCCTCAATGGGGTCAACGTGATGCAGGTGGGGAATTACCTGGAAGGTCGCAGCTGGCTCTACAACGAGAGCAAGTCCGGCACCCGTCACCGTGTTGGGTCGTACGCCCGCGACAAGTACATGACTGAGCATCAGATCGAAGTCACCCCACACGGGAAAGACCCGTTCATCTCCTACACGCCCGTTCTGCTGAAGAAGGGTGCCGCACGCCTATACGACCTGTACCTGGCCGGCGAGCTGCCCATGAAGAAGACCTGGGACGGCCTGTTTACCCACGACAAGGCTATGCGGGGTGCAGCGTGAGTATGGAGCTCATGGTGAAGGCCATGAAGACCAAGGTTGGTAACCCGCTGCGCAAGCTGGTGCTGATCAAGCTGGCCGACAACGCTAACGACGTGGGCGAGTGCTGGCCGTCCTACCAGCACATTGCCGACCAATGCGAGATCGACCGCAGCACTGTTCGCCGCCATATCAAGCACTTGGAAGAGCAGCATCTGCTGAAAATTGAGAACCGCGATGGCCCGAAAGGCAACTCGTCGAACCTGTATTTGCTGACCCTTGGTGGTGTAGGCCCAGAAAGCACCCCTGTAGGCCCAAAAAGCACAGGTGTAGGCACACAGCCTACACCCCCTGTAGGCCCAGAAAGCACCAGAACCAGTCACTCTTTTGAACCAGTCATTGAACCAGTAGAGCAGCCGGTCGCTGACGCTCCCTGTGCGGGCAAAAAGAAGGCGACCAAGTTCGACCCGCTCACCTGTAAACCAGCCAACGTTAGCGATCAGGTTTGGGCCGATTGGTGCCAGCACCGCAAAGAGATCCGCAAGCCGCTGACCAAGACCACCTGCGAACGACAAGCCAAGACCCTGGCCGGCCACCACTGGGCTGACGCTGTGATCATCCAGTCCATCAGCAATGGCTGGACTGGGCTGTTCCCTGAAAAGGTGTTGCCTGGCGGCAGGACAGTCAGCAACGGCCCGGACTTCTACGACAAGTCGTGGCGCACCGATACGAGTGATGACCTATGAAAACAGTCACTCAGATGATCCCTGGGGCGGCCCGTGCCCTGGGCACCGCGGCCCCTTATCAGGCCCCGGCGCAGACCGGAACCCAGTTGGGCATTGTGGATGATGCCACCGGCGAAGTGGTTGAGCGCCTGTTCCGCCAGCTGCAGGCCATCTTCCCGGCCCACAAGCAGGCCTGGCCTGACGACAAGGCCAAGGCCGCAGCTATGCGCAACTGGACGATGGGCTTTATGGCCGCCGGCATTCGCTCGCTGGAGCAGATCCGCTATGGAATCGAGCAGTGCCGCAAAAGTGGCTCTCCGTTCGCCCCAAGCGTCGGCCAGTTCATAGGCTGGTGCACGCCTGGACCTGGGGCTTTCGGCTTGCCAGCGAGCGCTGACGCATGGGTGGAGGCACTGATGGGCGTATACAGCCACGAAGGCGTGAAGGTTGCGGCCATCGCCACGGGCCTGTTCGACCTGCGCGCCGCCAAGCAGGAAGACAAGGGCCTCCGCCAGCGCTTCGAACACAACTACGCCGTGGTGATCCGCCGCGCCCAGGAAGGCCAGCCGCTGGACGGGAAGATCCTCACCGGCATCGGCCACGACAGCCAGAAGACCGAATTCGAACTGGCCAACGAACTGGCCGACCAGCAGACCCAGGCGCGAATCCTCCAGCAAGGCATCCCGGCCGATGGCAAGTCAGCCCGTGAGCTGCTGCTGGCAAAAATGAACATCAAGCGCGATGCACAGCGCGGCGCGGAGGAGCGGATATGACCGACTACACCGAACTGAAAGCAAAGGCCAGCGCTGCAACCCAAGGCGAGTGGCAGGTTATCGAAACAAGGCTTCCTTGCCGGATAGGTCGCCCGCATGTCGAGCGCCGTATTTTCACCGCCAAGGATCACCCTCAACTCAAGGCGCCTTACCCGGTAATCAATGGGTCCGTAGCGCTGGGCACCGACGAAACCCCTGTTCACCACATGGTGAGCATGACTGCTGCAGACGCGGCATATATTGCCGCCGCCAACCCCGCCGAAGTCCTGGCTCTGATCGCCGAGAACGAGCGTCTGAACGCCGAAAACAAGCAGCTGATCCTGCTGGAGTGCCACGGCGGCACCGCCCAGGCAGCGGTAAACCTGCTGGCCGAGCGCGACCAGCTCAAGGCCGAACTGGAAAAAGCGCAGCTGATTGGCCGACTCGCCTACAACTTCGACGGCTACAAGGCTGTGCTTTACGAACGCGACCAGCTCCGCGCCGAAGTCGCCGGCCTCAATACCGGCTACGAAGCCTACGAGCGGGTGAATGCTGAGTTGAAGGCTAAGTGCGAGGCAGCGTGCAAGGATGCAGAGCGTTATCGGTGGCTCATGAGTAGTGCCGTTTGGAATGGGACGCTTGGCATCGAAGATGGATGGATAAATTTCGAATTCAAGGACGAGGCTCAGGAGCAGATCGACGCCGCCATGGGCAAGGGAGAGCAGTCATGACACCGATCATCACACACCAGATGCAACCGTGCCCTTACAGCTGTGTGTCGACCTGCCTGGCAATGATCGTTGGGCGGCCGGCACAGGAAGTCATCGAAGAGATGCACCAGCCTTATCGCGATGGTGATCTGACCTTGCGGCAAATGCTTGAGCGCCTCGCCGTTGAATACACGGCGTTCTTCAGTCTGGATTGCCCGCCGCTGGCCGATGAAGGCGTTTATCTGTGCACGTCGCCTTCGCTCAACATCGAGGGCGGCAACCACCAGATCCTGATCGAAGTCACCGACAGCGGTTACTTCGTATTTGACCCGGTGCAAGGGCGAGACGACCGTAAATATTACGTAGCGCGCGGGCGCGGCGAGGGTATTCCGCTGGCGATTGACCTTGGCGGTTTCGTCGTCGACGCCTTTATCTCGCGCGATCATCTTTTGGCCCAGCGCAAAGGCGAGCCCCTGGCGGAGGTTGCAGCATGACCAGCCTCCAGATCCGCAACGAATCAGACCGCGCACGAGTGCTTGGGCATATCGCCGGCATGGACATCACAAAGCCCAAGAAGCTGGCAATCACCGAAGTGGACCGCAGCGCGGAGCAGAACAAGGCCCTGCACGCGGCGCTGGCAGATATCGCCGGCCAGGTCGAGCACGCCGGGAAGAAGTGGGATGTCTTGATCTGGAAGCGCCTGCTGACGGCCGCCTGGCTGCGCGAGACCGGCGACCAGCCGCAGATGATCCCGGCGGTGGACGGAAACGGCTTCGACGTCATCTACGAACGCACAAGCAAGCTCACCGTGAAGCAGTGCGGCGAGTTGATCGAGTGGGTGCATGCCTTCGGCGCCGAGCACCAGGTGCGCTGGACGCAGAAAGACAACTGGGGAGGGCGTTACTAAATGGCCATCCAAAGGAAGCCGGCCAAGCCGAAAAAATGCTGCGTTGCTACGTGCAGGGCCTCATTCGTCCCCTCGCGCATGGGCCAGGCGGTGTGCAGTCCAGCCTGCGCGATGATCGACGCGCCCAGGCATGAGCCAAAGGCACGCAAGGCGCTCGCCGATATCGAGCGCAAGGACATCAAGGTCCGCAAGGAGAAGTTAAAGACCCGGGCGGATCATCTGCGCGAAGCCCAGGCCGCAGTGAACGAGTATGTGCGCCTGCGTGACGCGCACTTGCCGTGCATCAGCTGCGACTCTACGCCGAACGACAACGACCTCATAACTGGCAGCCGGTGGGACGCCGGCCACTACCGATCTGTCGGCGCCTGTCCGGAGCTGCGCTTCGAGCCGCTGAACATCCACCGGCAGTGCGTGAAGTGCAACCGCAACCTATCCGGCAATGCCGTGGAGTACCGCATTCGTCTGGTGCTGCGCATCGGCGCCGAGAAGGTGGCATGGCTGGAAGGGCTCCACCCGGCCTGTAAATACACCGTGGATGAGATCAAGGCCATCACCGCCGAATACCGGGCAAAGACCAGAGAACTCAAGAGGGCTGCAGCATGAACTACCAAAACGTCATTTCTGCAGTCGTACGCGCTCTGGCAGCGGAGACGATCAACGGCGCAGGTGGGTGCAACGTCGAGCCTCGGGTTCAGACCAGCAAGCTTAAAGGCGAGATCACCGGCAAGGATGCGGCACTGCTCGCTGACTGCATCGTGCACAAGCTTCTGCATGCCCAGCTCAGCCCGCGCCACTGGAATGCATTGGTGGCGAAGTACAGCACCCACCGCGGGCGCAAGATCGATTCCATCGGGCGGCTTGTTGCGGTTGTGTCCTCACCGGCGCCGCTGCGCTTCACTCAGCAGGCGGTGCTGGTCTGGGCGGTTCCGCAGCAGTCGAAGGGTATCCAGCGCGCCGTGGTCGAGGTCAAAGCACCAAAGCATCGAGAAAACAAGGATGAGGGTCAGTGGGATTGGCGAAACAAAGCGGCCGACGCAGATATTGCGCGCGCCAACAAGCACGCTAGGTCAGTGGCCGAAACGAAGCCGGGAGAGATGATCGTCCTTGCAGAGTCGAACTACGACATGACGAACTGGGATACCCAAGGGCTTACAGAGCGCACTTACCAGCGATGGAATAAGGCCATCAAGGACGGGCTGGAGTCGCTTGTGAACGAGGCTCTGGTCGAGGCGCAACACATGCTTGAAGCAGTCGGAGTGCTGGAAGGTGAGGCGGCGTGAAATAGTCCCTTAAAAGGGCTTGCAATGTCATGTCGCCATGTCGCATTATTCACCCATCCTGTCATTCCTGCGTGTGTAGGAGTGACGAACGAAACCCGGCCACCGTGCCGGGTTTTTTATTGCCTCGAATTAAGCCTGCTGGAGGTGCGCGTGAAGCTGAAAGCCAAAAGCAATCTGCTGGAGCGCGCCAGAACGGCTTGGGAGGCGGTCGCACGCCAAGTTGGCGAGACCGACTTCTCGCGCCATCCACGCACCGGCGAGTATTTGCATCCCGGTGTCGCCATGGGTTGGCGGATCCACAAAAAGAATCTGTAGTTTCACCTGTAGCCAGGGCAGCCTCACGGAAGGCCTGGACGCTGATAAGCCGGTAGTGCAGCGCTACGGAAAAACACCGGCAGCCCGCGCACCCTGACCTCACTGTGCTTACAGGGTGGCGCGAGACAGGAAAGGCGAGATCGATGCATTAGGGTGTCGACGCCGGGAAGGTCTTTGGCTGACTGCGGGAAAGACCGCGCACCTATTCAGGGCCTCGACATTGATCGAGGCCTTTTCGTTTTCGGCTCCACCACACCCATTGCTCCGAGCTGGGAGTGCTGTGTGAGCCGATTCAATTCCCAAACATGCCCCACGGAGTCGAGCGCATGGAGTATCTACAGCGCCTGCTCGACAAGATCGACAGGTTCGAATTGTTGATTGCGGGCCTGATTGGGGCCGTTGTTGCGAGCTGGTGGCACAAGGACGACTTGTCCGACTGGCGCGCCTGGATGGTGTTCTTGGTCACTGGGGTGGCCTGCTCGCTGTACCTGACGAGCATGGTCAGCGCCTACCTGAATGTCACTGAGCCAAAGATCGTCGCCGGGATTGGTTTCCTCCTTGGCACCTTCGGTGGCTCGCTCCTGGCAGCAATCAACCGAGCCATCAAAGCCGCTGACCTCTGGGCGCTTATTCGCCAGCGGTTCGGGGGAGGCAATCCACCATGAATCTTGAACTGATCAACTCCATCGCCTGCGGCCTGATCGCGGCCTGGGCGACCTGGTGCGTACTGAGCGGGAAGGTGAGGGACGGCATCCTCGGGAAGCTGATCTACACAACGATCGCCATCACGGGGTTTGTTGTGTCGGTACGCAGCCAGAACATCTTCTTCGGCCCGACCACTGCTGGCCTGACGCTCCATGTCGCCCTGGCCATGGCCGGTGCCCGCCACATCTTCATGGTCACGTACTGGCAGACGGTGAAGGCCTGGCTGTGCAAGACGCTGAACTGCGAACAGTGCATGGGTTGCCCGAAGGCGCCTGAAAGCATCGACCAGCCCAAGCAGTAATCCGCGCCACGTTTTCACAACCGCCGTTTCGTGGCGCGAGATAGATCAATTTATGACCACATCAAAACCGCGAATTCAGATTCAGGCCGGTAAGGTCGTGTCAACTGATAGTTTGTCGAACATGGTTGCCAATATCGGCACCAACCGAGACAAGCGCACCCACAACGTATTCGGCTTTGAGTTCGTCAACCAGATTGAGCTTGAGGCGGCGTATCAGTCGAACTGGATTGCCCGCCGTATCGTGGACAAGCCGAACGAGGATGCCCTGCGTGAGTGGCGAACATTCAATGGCAAGCAGGCCAAGGAAATCGCGAGCGAAGAGCGCCGCCTTGGTGTTCAGCAAGCCTACCTCGATACGTGCTGCTGGGCAGACCTGTACGGTGGTGCCGCGTTGCTGATGGTGACCGGGCAAGACCTGAGCGAGCCCCTCGACCTCAAGAAGATCGGCAAGGGCGACTTGAAGAACCTTGTCGTCCTCGACCGCTGGGATATCCAGCCAACAGAATTCAACCTGACCGACCCGCTCAAGCCGAACTGGATGCTCCCCGAGTTCTACATGATGGTGAACGGCGAGCAGCGCATTCACTATAGCCACATCATTCGCCGCACTGGAGCCCGCTTGCCGCGCCGTATGCGCATGTTTGAGCAAGGCTGGGGTGACAGTCGCCTACGTCGCTGCATGTCTGATCTGCGCGATGTGGTGGCTACCAAGGGGGGTATTGCTTCCCTGGTGCTTGAGGCGAACGTCGACACGATCAAGGTTAAGGGCCTCAAGGCCGCCTTGGCCGGCGCCCAGTGCGATAGCGTCACTGAGCGTTACCGCATGTTCGGCATGATGAAGTCGCTGGTTAATCTGGGGCTGCTTGATGCGGACAGCGAAGAGTACGAGCGCAACAGCATCTCGTTCTCCGGCCTCAGCCAGATCATGGAGCAATTCATGGTGTGGACTGCCGGTGCAGCTGAGATGCCTGTCACTGAGTTGTGGGGCCAATCGGCCTCTGGTCTTAGCGCTACAGGTGAAGGTGACCGCAAGACCTACGAAGGCACCATCAAGGGTAAGCAGGACGGCCAGATGCGCCTGGACCTCGAGGCCCTCGATCAGGTGCTTATCCGTTCGGCGCTGGGTGACTACCCTGAAGATCTTGAATTTGAATGGAAGCCTCTATCCCTGCCTACAGGGACTGAACAGGCCCAGGAAGATCTGGCAGACGCCCAGGCTGATGCGATGAACATAGAGTCTCGTGTCATTCGCCCTAGCCATGCAATGCGCCGTGTGCAGTCTAAAGGCACATACGCCATCACCGACGAACAGATCGCCGCCCAAGAAAAGATCGAGAAGGATCAAGACAATGGAATCGGCGACGACGGCGAAGGTCTCCCAGGCTTCTCCCTTGGAGAAACTGACGGCGACAAACCTGGCGATGATGGAGCAGCGGAAAAAGAAACCCCGCGCCCCTAAGCCTGTTCTTCCAAGCCAAGAGGCTGAGCGCTACTACAGCGGCCAGCTTCGGGGCATGGTTAGGCTGATGGCTGGGGAACTGGTCAAGGCTCTTGAGCCTGAGCTGAAGCGCTTGAAGCGGGACTATATCGCTGACGCTATGCCTACCATGGACGGCTGGACTGATGAAGTTTTATCAGCAATACGTGGGGTGTCTGCCCGGTTCAGCTCATCCCTGTTCGAGTCCCAGATCCAGCGGGTAGCGGCCAGCACTGTCAGCCGAGCCGAAGCCGATAACTCCGAAGACTTCCGCAAGTCAGTCAATCAGGCTGTCGGTGTGGACTTCCAGCTAATCACCCGGCCCAAGGGTATGCAGGACTATCTGGAGGCCTCCACAGCTGAAAACGTAAACCTGATCAAGTCGATACCCGACGAATACTTCAAAAACGTCGAGACGATCGTACTGGGCGGCATGAAGGATGGTCTCTCACCTACCGCCATCGCCAAGCAGATACAGGAACAGACCGGTGTCAGCGCCAGGCGGGCCAAGCTCATTGCGCGGGACCAGGTATCTCAGCTCAATAGTGACCTGACCCGCCAACGCCAGGCAGCGGCCGGCATCGAGTTCTACAAGGCAGTGGATGCAGGCGATCAGCGCGTATCTGGTGCCCCGGGGGGCAAATACCCAAACGCCAAGATCAGTTGCTACGGAATTGCCCGTCAGGACATAGGCTACGGCCCAGGCGTCTACACGGTCGCCGACGGCGCCCCGTGGGGTGGAAAGACCGGCCTGCACCCTGGCAAGCACCACGTCCTGTGCCGCTGCGTCGGTCTGGCCATGATCCCGGGCGTGAACTACTTCCCCGACAAGGGCTGATCAGCCAGGCACTCGATAGCGAACTGAACGACATAAGGTGCAGGCCTGTGGCTTGGCGATGTCGTGTCGCTCAGGTAGTAGCGGATAACCCTGTCGGACAGACCGAGCATCGTTGCCGCTTCTCGCTGGCTGATGCCGGCCTGCTCCAGCACACCGCGCAGGTAGTGCGGGCTTGGGTTGTGGGTAGATGCGTCTGGCTTGCTCACCGTCCCACCTTAAGGCCAACGGCTTCCAATGATGAAGTTAGCGCCGCCTGGTACTCGGCACAGGTATTTGGGCGGCCATCCAGATCAAGCCAGGACTCCAGGTCAGGCAGATCAATTACCAGTTCTGCGCGTGATGCTTCCCACCCCGTCCACGCCATATCAACCCAAGTTGTTGAGTATTCGCCCCATGGGTCGCGCTTAAGCACGTTACCCATAAATTTGTAATCGCGTCTCTTGGCTTCCTCGACAACCCAGGATTCGAATTGACCGCGGTTTTTTTCTGAACCCATCTCGAACTACTCCTGTTCGCCTAGCCCACCCGGCTGGCATGGCTACCAATATAGGAACATTGTTCCTGTATCGCAATAGGCGAAACCAACCTTATGAAAAGAATGACCATCGATGAGGCCTTCAAGCCTACGTCGCGAACGCTCACACCTGAAGGATTCCTTTGCGTGAAGGGCATTGCGGCCCGGACAGGGGTTTATCAGTACCTGTCGAGCGAGCTGGATCTGGATGGCCCCGAGCGAATCGTGAACGTCTACCGGTCGCCGGAAGAGGTGTTCAAGCCTGAATCAATGGCTACCTACCTCGACAAGGATGTGACCAACGACCACCCCGACGATCTGGTCGACTCGACCACGTTCAAGGATGTCTCGGTCGGCCATGTGCGCGGCGTTGAGCGCGACGGTGACAACCTGATCGTGGACATGATCATCAAGGATCAGTCAGCCATCGACGACATCCAGTCTGGCAAATCTGAGCTTTCCCCCGGCTACCTCGCTGAATACGTGGAAGCCCCCGGCGTAGACCCTGTATCAGGCACCGCCTACGAATACGAGCAGCGTGACATTCAAATCAATCACAACGCCGTTGTAGCAGCAGCGCGGGCCGGAAAGGTCGCCCGCATTTTTGACCACAAACCGAAAGGTATTACCCATATGGCGACCCGGAAAGTCTTTCTGGACTCCAAGAAAAGCCGCTCGATCATCCTGGACGAAGAGGCAGCAACGGTAGTCGAAGACGCCGTGGCAGCCTTGCAAAAGTTCGCGGACGAAGAAGCGGAGCGCGCAGACAAAGCTGAAGCCACCAAGGACGAAGCCGAAGAGAAGCTGGAAGAGGCCAAGAAGGAAACTTCCGACGCCGCTATCGGCCTGCGTGTGAAAGCAACCCTCGACACCATCGCACTGGCTGGCAAGGTCGTTAAGTCCTTCGACGCCAAAGGCCTGGTCTCCCCTCTGGAGATCAAGCGCGCCGCGATGGCTCAACTCAAGCCGACCCGCGACTGGGCTTCCAAGTCCGAAGCGTACGTGACTGCCGCATTCGATGCTGCCGCTGATGAGGCGGACGAGAACGATGACGACGATGACGACAAGTCGAAAGTCAACGACAGCCTCCGTCAGTTCGCCAAGGACGCAGCATCGCGCGGCCTGAAGCCGACCACTGACGGCACCGACGCCTACAACAAATTCCTGAGTGGTGGCAAATAATGGGCATTGCAATTGATACCTTCGGCCAGTACGCCGGCAAGGCCTACGAAGGCCAGATCAATGACCTGAGCATGGCGGATGTAACCACTGCCGTCGCCTCGGTCGCCATTCCATTCGCACGCGCCGTGGTCTCGGCCACTGTCGACAAGCAAGGCGCACTGCCAGCTGCTGGCGCTGGTTTCTTCCTGGGCATCTCCGTGCGCAAGCCGGTTGGCGTGAGCGGCAGCTACATGACCGGCCAGGTCTCCGACAGCGGCAACGCTGTTGGCGGCTATCGCTTGAACGAAGAAGTCAGCCTGCTCAGCACTGGCCGCATCTGGGTAAAGACCCTGGCCGGTGCCACCAAGGGTGCCCAGGTCTACGCCGTGCCATTGACTGGCGAGCTGACCAACGCTTCCACCGCAGGCAATCACCTGCTGCCAGGTTGCGTATTCAAGACCACCGCGGCGGCGGGTGAGTTGGCGCTGGTACAGGTCAAGTCCGACGTCACCACCACCATCGCCGCTTAAGGAACAATCACATGAGAACAATGGACGCTGCGGCCCAGGCGCAACTGGGCTTCCTCATCGGTCAACTGACCTATGTGGAGCAGGAGGTACTGCGACAGCCGTACCCGGACATCAAATACCCGTCGATCCTGACGGTAGACACCTCGGCCCCGGATTACACTGAGTCGATCGCCTTCAAGGTGCTCGACTACAAGGGTGAGCCGGCTCCGATCGGTGACGTCTCCCATGACTTCCCCTTGGCTGAGATCGCGGCCAAGGTCGGCGGTGTGGACGTGGTTCAGGCTGGCCTGGGCTACAAGTACACCCAGATCGAAGTGGGCAAGGCCATGGAAATGGCAAACGCAACGGGTTTCGGCGGCGCCATCAACTATTTGGCCGAGAAGCCAATCGCCGTCCGCACCCTGACCGAGCAGTGGCTGGATCGCGTGGCGTTCGTTGGTGATGCTCGCTGGCCTTCGCTGACCACTGGCGGTCTGCTGAAGTACCCGGGCGTTCCAGTCGTTGCCACCGGCACCCTGCTCGGCGGCGCCAACAAAACTATCGCCCAAATCCTGGCAGCAGGCGGCGAGGCTGCGGCAAACGAGATGCTGACCCTGTTGAACAACGCGATTCTGCGTGTGCTCGTTACTCAGACAAGGTCTATCTTTCGTCCAACCCATATCTTGATGCCTTTGATCGAGTACGGGCTGCTGACTACCTTCCGGATTCCAAACACTTCGGAAACTTTGGTCAGTTATTTGGAGCGGGTACTGAAGATCACCATCGAGCCAATCCTACAGGCGGATAGCGCCGGCGCTGGTGGCGGCAATCGCATGATGATCTACACCAAGAACCCGCAGTTCGCCAAGTTCCACCTCCCAATGCCTTATCAGTTGAACGCGCCGATTCCTGCGCATGGCGGCCTGGTATTTGAGGCTGCTGGCGTGGTGCGCACTGCTGGTACTGAGCTGCGTGTTCCGATGTCCCACCTGTACGTTGACGGCATCTAAGGAGATCACATGGCTGCGAAGAAAAAGCAAACCGGCGAGTCCTCTTCGTCGGAAGCGACCGTCTGGACCAACGTCAGCAAGAACCCGGTGATCCTGGGCGACGGCAGCACTGTTGGGGCTGGCGAGCACACCACCTCCAAGCAGGCTGAGTTCGCCGAGGGCTCGCTGTGGGAAGAGCACGGCATTCTGGTCTCCGGCGCGCCGGTGCTCATGGATGACGGTGCCGATCAGATCGCTGCGCTGACTGCCGAAGTAGAAACCCTCCGGGGTCAACTGGCTACCGCCGGCAGCGAGAAAGAAGCGCTGCTCGCGGAAGTCGAAGAGCTGAAAAAACAGATCCCTCCGAAAGAGTGATCTGAGCAAAACCCAAATAGCCCCGCCCAGTGCGGGGCTGTTTCATTCTGGAGTCTGACCCGTGGCTGAACTGACCATTGAAGTGACGCCGGCGATCATTGCGGACTTCCGAGCGTTCTACCCTGAATTTTCGAATGTCACCGCCTGGCCTGATGCATCCATCACGCGGGCGCTGTACATCGCGCGTGGCGAGTTTGGCGGCTGCGGCTGTGCTGGATGGGGGGATTACAAGCCCTACTCATTCCTCCAGCGCGGCTGGTTCGCCCTTGCAGCGCATTACCTGACATGGAACAAGCTGGCGACTGATGCCACATCGACAGACGGCAGCGCCTCAACGCCCTACGCCCAGTCCAGCAAGAGCGTGCGTGATGAGTCGGTGTCCTACGCCATCCCAGGCGCGAACGACTCGTTGACGACCTGGGAGGCGGCCCTGGCCCTGACTCCATACGGTGTCGAGTACCTGCACCTGCGCTCTCGGGCCGGCATGGGGGCTATCTGCGTATGATCGAGCCAACCGTCAGCCTGGTTAATGCTCAGCAGGTCCACAAGGCACTGAAAGACCTAGCCAAAAGGCTAAAGGGTCGCGAAAAGGTTCTGGTTGGCGTCCCGAAAGGAGCCGGCGTTTATGAGGATGGCCTGACCATCGCCACTATTGCGGCAGTAAACGAATTCGGCGCTGAGGACATCAAGCATAAAGGCGGCGTCTCCTATGGCTACAAGACGGAGAAGGACGCAGAGGCCGGGCATGTGAGATTCATGAAATCCGGCGAGGGCTTCATGGAGTTAGGGAAAACAAGTGCACATACAGGAAGTATTCCTGCGCGACCCTTCCTGCATCCAGGCGTTGAGAATGCGGCCCCCCTATTCACCAAGCTTGCGGAACTCATGATTCCAAAGGTGCTCACTGGAGAATTTGCCATGAGAACCCTTCTTGAGCAGATGGGAAACATGGCAGAGAGCAGTGTCAAGCAAGCAATCACTGATCTCAAGGATCCTCCAAACGCCAGATCAACTATTGCGAAGAAAGGGTCTGACAACCCACTGATCGATACGGGCAACCTCCGACAATCAATCCGCTACGTCATTGATGACGGGGCCGAACCTATCGAAGAGGGCTTGTGATGGGCCTCAACATGCGCGGCCACGTCAGCGGGCCATTCATCACCCACAAGGGCGTGGTGCTCAACCGCTACTCCAGCGAGATCGTGGACTTTGAACCGGTCCTGGCCATCACCTACACAGATGCGTTTGACGCAAACGTGCAGCCGGTCAGCGACAAGGAGATTGAATTCCTGAACATCGGTGCCGAGCGCATCAACGACGTTCGGGTGATCCACCGCAACGACGGTAAAGGTATCGAGGTTTCGACCCCCGGCAAGTTGGCCGACATCCTGGTATTCGCCGAGACTCCCGACAAGCCTGCAACCTGGTGGAAATCCATTGCTACCGACTACCGGCCCTGGCACAACTTCTGCCGGGCCGTGGTGGCCAAGCTTGACCCTGCCGAGATAGCCAGTCTGGAGGCGCACACAGATGCTTGACTCCAAAGCGCTATCCAAGGCGGTTTGCCGGATTGTCGTGGCTGTTACTGGCCTGCCGGCCGATAAGGTGATCCTTGCGGACAACAACACCGCCGCGCCATCTGGCAGCTACTGCGCTGTGCGCCTGCAAAACCCTGAGCAGTTCGGCCAGGCGCTCAATTCGCAAACCAGCGTACCCGCCCAGGACGATCCTCAATACGAGGACATCATCGCCAAGGTGGCCACCCAGTTTACGCTGGGCTTCAGTATCAACTTCTACCGTGCCGGCGCCGTGATGTATGCCGCCGCCATGTGTGAGGCGAACAAGCGCGAACCGGTGAAAACCATCCTGCGCGCTGCAAAGCTTGGCTGGTCCCGTGTGTCACCAATCAACAACCTGACCGGCCTATATCAGGCCGCCATGGAAGAGCGCTCCCAGCTCACCCTCTACCTGTATGGCGAATCCATCGCCGAGGACCGCGTGCAGCGGATCTATCGTGCGGGCTTCTCCGTGCAAACCGAACAATCTGGCGCTGTGGCGCAAGGGGAAGTAAATGGCTTATCCGGCTGAAAGCATCATCAACATCACCACGCTGATCAACTCGGCCGGGTTTGGTACTTCCAATTTCGGCGCTGGCATGGTTTTCGCGGACTTTGACTCGTCAAGCGATGCGAATTTCGTGACAGGTACCTACCGCGACTATGGTTCAGCTGCGCAGGTCGCTGCTGATTTCGACATCGCCTCCGACCCTTACAAGGCCGCCGAATCGTGGTTCTCTGCCATTCCGAAGCCGAAGAGCTTGCGGATCTATCTGCGCATCGAAGAAGACACCCCGGTCGAGTCACTTAACGATGCGATCAACAAAGGCATCTGGTTCTATTGGTTCGAGTTCGAGACTGGCGTTCGAGCAGTAGATGCTGACGTGCTGGCCCTGGCCGCCGCTGGCGATGCTGCCGGCAAGTTCTTCGCCTTCACCTCGAACCAGGCGACTATTCGCGACCCATCCGTCACTACCGATATCGTCAGCAAGGCCGTGATCCAGGGCTCGCGCCGTACGTTCGTAGCCAGCCATGCGAGCGAGCTCTATGAAGGCTTCGAGATTGCCGCGGTTTTCAGTCGTGTCAATTTCAACGCATCCAACTCGACCATCACTGGAGAGTACAAAAAGCTCCCAGGTATCGACGCCGAGAGCCTGACGCCTACCGCCTACAGTACCATGAAGTCGAAAGGCGCCGTGTTCTACACCGTCGTAGAGACAGGCGGTGAGCGAGACAGCGGGCGGATCATCAACTCGAAGACCACGTCCACTTTCGGCGAGTTCATCGACGACGTGTTCAACCTTGACGCCTTCACCAACTTCATGACCATCGCGCTGTACAACGCGCTGACCAAGGTGCCGACCAAGCTGCGGCAGACCCCTGCCGGCCAACAGATACTGATCGATGCTGCCGCACAGATCGGCGAAAAGTTCATCGATAACGGTTACCTGGGAGAGCGTCTGTACCTGGATGACCAGACCGGTGAGCAAGTGCTAAGCCGTGGCTACGAGATCCTGACCAAGGCTGAAGACATCCTGCTGATCTCAGATGCCGAGCGTGCAGCACGCGGCGCGGCGCCGATCAACATGCGCATCTTCCGTGCTGGCGCCATCCATACCGTCGACCTGACGGCCAACGTTGAATAAGGGGCGCCCACATGTCTTTAGCTGATCTTTCTGTAGAAAACACCATTGTGGTCATCACCGGCGTCGGCGTGCTGGACGACTGGGGCCGCACTGACCCGCCGTTCACGATTGAGAACATCGATGACGTGGCGAACCTGAGTCGCGGCCTGGGTGGTAACGCTGTTCGGTTCCATCGTAAGAACCCCGGCCTGCGGCTCACTGTGAACTTCATGCCCGGCAGCCCGCAAGCGCTCGCAATGCAGGCCCAGGTAACGGCTCGCGCTGAAATCTCCGGCTCTTATGCCTCAATCTCCGGTCTTGAAGGCGGCGTGTTCTCTGAAGGTGTCATCACTCGCGGCAAGTCCATGGCTCGCGGCGGTCCAGGCATGAATGACGCCACATTCGTGATGGAATTCAACAAGGGCGCGATTGTATGAGTCAGGCTGAATCCTATATCCGCACCATTGAGCATGACGGTGTGACCTATCGCTTCGGTATGCCAAGTGCAGAGAAACAGCGGGCGGTTCTGTTCCGCCTGGGCAAGTACGGCGTAGAGCCAATGATCAAGGGCCTGGCCCTGGCCGAGCTTGGTAGCGCGTCCTCGTTCATCGTCGCCGGCGGCATCGTCGGCTCAATGCTCTCGCGTATGCCAGAGGACGACTTCAACTTCGTCTGCGACTCCATGCTGGGCAAGCTGTTCAAGGAAGGCAGCCAAACGCCGCTAACCATGGAAGACTTTTCCGGCCGCCTGAAGACCTACTTCACGATCGTTGTGCTGGCCCTGGGGAATGCCTTCGAGGATTTTTCCGGACTCCTGACCCCCTTCCAGAAATCTACCGCTTCAGCCGAGGCGCCGGATTCGAGTCAGGAGAGCGCCTAAACCCGGCTGTCGATTGGGAGCTGTGGCGCCCTTGCGTTGGTATACCCGGGCTTTGTCCGCCGCTGTGCACGTATAGCCAGCTCACGGACGGCACTCATTCACTGGGATGGGTAAAACGGGCCAACCTGGTCATGGATGAAATGATCTACGCCCGCCACCTGGCTGAAGCCAATCGACCGAAATAGCCCTGCACTCGCGGGGCTTTTGTTTTTCAAGGGGCTGAAATTTGAAAGTTCTCGAAAGCTTCTTGATCGCCCTCGGCATGAAGGTCGATGAAAAGTCATTCCAGAAGGCGGATGCTGCGTTTGGTGGGCTGACTAAATCAGCCCTACAGCTTGGCGCTGTGTTCGCCGGGAAACTGGCTATCGACAAGGTAGTTGGTGACTTCAAGCAGGCCGGTACCGAGCTGAACAACTTCAACAAGCTGACCGGGCTGAGCACTCAAAACGTGCAATCCCTTGGCCAGGCATTGAAGGCCCAGGGCGGCAGCGCCTCTGATGCTTTTTCTGCAATGAAGAAGATTCAAGACCTGATGGCATCGCCTATCACCGGCGATACAGGATGGTTTGGCGACGTGGCCAAGCTCGGGCTTAACCCGGACGTGATCATCGGCGCGCAGAACACAGCGGACGCCCTGGCGGGCATTGCGGGTGAGTTTGAGCATATGAGCGCGCTCAACCAGCGCCTCGCTGGTCAGGCTCTCGGGTTGGACGACTCTACCGTTCGGCTTCTTATGCGCGGGCGCGACGAGGTCGAGAAGCAACTGGACTCGCGCGGCAAGCTTGCCGTGATGACCCAGAAGCAAATCGATGACTCTGCACGCCTGACCAAGGCAACGAGCGAGCTTGACCAAGTGTTCACCGATATCGGCAACACCATCGCGGGCGAGCTAACTCCCGCCCTGGCAGATATGGCTGAGGACTTTGTAGCTTTCTACCGAGACAACAAGGAGCTTGTTGACTCGGGCCTGAAAGAGTTCTTCGGCGGCCTGGCTGACAACATTGAGCTTGCCGCCATTGCCATGGCACTCCTGGGTGGCGGTGCTGCGCTCAAGGGCTTGGCCGCTCTGCGCGCCATTGTTGGTCTTGGCGGTGTTGCTGCCGCCGGCTCTGCTGGTGGTGCAGCGGCTGCTGGTGGCGCTTCGATGCTCGCCGTTGCCGGTGGTAGCGCTGCTGCTCTTCTGTACTCCAGCAGCTTGAACAGCGGCGAAGACACTGAACTGCTCAACAACCGCCTGAAGAAGGGCGGTGGCGAGGCTATCGGCGCTGTAGTGGACTACTTCACCTCGAAGGGCTGGACCAAGGAGCAGGCCGAAGGGATCGCTGCCAACCTCGAGGCTGAGAGCGGTTTCAAGGCAAACGCTACCGGTGACGGCGGTCAGGCGTACGGCCTGGCCCAGTGGCACCCAGATCGCCAGGCCGAGTTCGCCAAGCAGTACGGCAAGGACATCAGAAAATCAACCGGCGCCGAGCAGCTTGAGTTCATCAACCACGAGTTGACCCGGGGCAACGAGAAGTCGGCCGGCACCAAGCTACGCGCAGCGACCAGCTCCTACGACGCCGCTTCTATCGTCTCCCGCGAGTATGAGCGGCCTGCAGATGCTGCTGGCGAGGCGTCCAGGCGCGGGGCAAGCGCGGCGGGATATACCGACAACCGCGTGTACCACATCAGCGGCGCCGACACAGAGAAGGTCAAGCAGGTACTCAACGAGCAAATGGGTCAGATGACCGAGCAGACCATGCAGGACTTCAAGAGCCCAGAACTATGAGCCTGATGAGCATCTTCACCAAGACACTGCCGAAGATTGGCCCTCTTGAGTTCGACGCAAAGCTTGAAGGGATCACCAGCAAGGCGATCACTCTGACCCAGTATCCGGTCGAGTTTGGCGCAAACACCAACGACCACGCGATCCTCATGCCGAACCGATACCTGCTCACCGGTGCCGTATCGAATAGCCCTCTCGGTCTCGGCCTGGACGACATCGGCATGATGGGGGCAGGTGCTATTGCTACGGCAGTCGGTGGTGTTGGCGGGGCGGCGATCACAGCTGTGTCGGCCTATCTCCTGTCTGGTGGTGATGACACCCGGGCTTCAACTGCCTGGGCGTCTCTGACCGCAATCATGGAGGCCCGCGCCAAGTTCGATCTGGACACGGGCAAGGAGATCATGCGCGACATGATGATTATCCGGCTTGATGAGCGTACGCGCCCAGAGAACGAGGATGGCTTGGTATTTATCGCCGAGCTTCAGCAGGTTCGGATTGTTCGCTCAACGGTTGGCCGGGGCGTCACATCGGCTGATCAGCTCATGAAGAACGACACTGTGTCCACCCAGGGCGCCCCGATGATTTCCGCAGGCGATGCTGCCGTAGAGGTAATGCCATGAGCCGTTACAGCGTTGCCGTCCAAGCACTGCCGGCTCAGACCTTCACTGCGCGCCTTGGCAAAAACACTGTGACCGTTGAGTTGCAATGGATGGCAAGGTTTGAGGTGTTCCGCGTGAACATCCTGACCGCCTTGGGCTCCCCCCTCACGATGGGGCGATTCCTTCTGCCGAACATCGACCTTCTGGCCGGCCTTTACCCACCGCCATCCATTTCCTACGGGTCGCTCGTATTGGAGGGAGACCCGGCAACGCCCGATAACCTGGGCATCGACAACGTTCTGGTGTGGTCAGATGAATGATGAAATCTTTCTTCGCAACTACCGGCTGAAGATCGGGCGCAGCACGGGCTCTCGTGTTTACGAGATGCGGCCCAGCGAAACCAGCCCAGATCAGGACGGGCTGCGCCTCACATTCCAGGTCACCCACTTCGCCGGCGGGGCTTTCAGCGTTGCCGAAATAACCATCTACAACGTGTCGCGCTACGCATCCAGGCAGATGCTTGGTGACGGCTCAACGGGGAAATACGAGTTCATTTCCTTGGAGGCTGGATACGACGGGCTGTTTGGTTCGATATTCGTGGGCCAAATCACCAACGTTCAGGTTCACCTTGAGGATGGCGGCTCGACCCGTGGGATTCGCTTCTTCTGCAAATCTTCCGCGAAAGAGCGCGATCAAAATTTGATCAATTTAACCCTGGCTCCTGAGACGGACCCAGTCCAGATCATTGAGGAATGCGCCTCAGTGTTCGGCGCCGAGATCCAGTTCTACGGGGATTTCTCAGGACTCAAGCGCCGATCGCGTGGCACGGTCCTCCAGGGCAGCCCTACCTCCTGCATGAATGAGCTTGGCGAGACCTTCGCATTCGATTGGATGGTCGAGAACGGCGCCATCAAGATCATCAAGCGCGACTTTGCGCTGGACAATCAGGTCTACGTGATCAGCTCCGGCACCGGGATGATCGGCTCGCCAGTGGTTAGCGACACCGAAGTAGGCATCCGCTACACGCTAAACCCCAAGATCAAGCTCGGCGACACCATCAAGCTTGAATCCATGGCCCCTCGCTTCGAGTTCTCTGGGGCTTTCTTTTACGACGTGCCTCGCACCATCGGCGAGGGCTATTACAAGGTCAACTCACTGGTGTTCGCGGGCGACTCCCATGGTGACCAGTGGGAAAGCCAGATCAGCTGCCTACGCCTCAGCGCGGCGGCCCAGGCCGGAATTTCAGAAAGGGCAACGCGATGAGTGATCCGCTCTCCTCAAGAACGCAGGCTGAATACTCCAAGATGCTGCGAGGCATATTCGGCGAGTACCTGAAAGACAACATGCGCACCAGCGTGCCAGGCCATGTCCTTAGCTTCGACCCGGCCACGCAGATGGCAGAGGTTCAGATCGGCCTGATGCTGGAAGACCGCCTTGGCTCGCAGCAGCCACGCCGCCCAATCATCCATGTTCCAGTTCAGTTCTGGGGAGCCGCAGGCGGCACGCTTGAATGCAGGGTTGCCAGCAACACCGAAGGCGTCCTGTTCTTCTCCCAGGAGTGCATTGACTCCTGGGTCGACCAGGGCGGCGTGGCCGTTAAGTCGGAGCCTCGCAGGTTCTCCATTAACGATGCGTACTTCATCCCAGGGGTCAGATCTATCCCGGGCGCGATCACCGATTTCTCAAACGACGGCATCCGCCTGCGCAGCAATGACGGATCGGCTTACTTCTGGATTCACGACAACAAGTCTCTTGAAATCGGGGGCGTCTCGCTGAGCGTGAAGTGCCCCGCGAACTTTGAACAGGCCGTTACCACCATGACCACCATCCACAACCAGGGAGTCAGCATTGGCCTGGAGCACGGACACGTCGGCGTGGAGATGGGCGACGACATATCAGGACCGGTGAACCCATGACGGTACGAAAACTGGACGCCGACGGCGACCTGGCCTTGGGGCCTCAGGAGTTCCTGACAGGCTATACCGCCGAGGAAGTCGCGCAGAACGTGGTTACCCGGCTCAAGTTCTTCCTTGGTGAATGGTTTCTGGATACAACTGACGGAACGGACTGGTTCGGCAGTGTATTGGGAAAAGGCTCTGTCCTGGCGTCTCGTGAGTCGGTGATCCGTCGCCGCATCCTGCTGACCCCGGGGTGCGCGGGAATGACGTCGTTCAGCCTGACCACAGACATCGATACCCGGCAACTCACCGTCACCGCGTCAATCGTCAGCACCTCAGGCGATAACGCAGAAATCAATTTTGTTCAGGCGGTCGTCTAATGGCTCAGATCACGGACCAAGGAATCACGGGGCGCTCTCTGAACGAGTACCTCGGCGACATTAAAGAAAAGACGCTTGCGATTGACCCTGAATGGAACATTGGCCCAGACAGCCCGGACGGTCAGCGGATCGGTATCGAAGCCGAGATGCTCGCCAACCTTGACGAAGCAGTGGTCGGAGCATATCGCAGCAAGGACCCGGACAGCGCAACAGGTGAGGCGCTGCGCAACATCGGGAAAATCTCAGGAATACCGATTCGCGATGCCACCTACTCGGTAGCTCCGATCACTGTGACTGGGCAAACCAGCGCCACCATCCCGCAAGGCTCGCAGGTTCGTAGCCGGGTCGATAATACGGTGTGGCTCACTACAGCCGTTATCGTCATAGGTATCGGGCAGACTGCCAACGGCTTCGTTACATGCACAACCCCAGGCAGGGTGCTTGCTTCTCCTGGCGAGCTAACCATCATCGGCACCCCTATCAGCGGATGGGCCTCGGTGACGAATGGCGAGGCCGCCGCCGGCGTTCCAGCTGAAAGCGACGAAGACTTCAGAATCCGCAGGGCTGACGGCGTCTCGCGTGCCGGTAGCAATATGCGTGACAACATGCACGCAAATATCGCCAGTGTTTCCGGCGTGACCGATGTCCAGGTCCTGGAAAACAGCAGCGTCTCGCCTTTCGATTCGGATGGTGTTCCCTACACAGGCATCGCCGTGATTGTGAACGGAGGTTCGGATGCTGACATCGGTCTGGCCATGTACCAGAAGCATAACCCTGGCACCCCTATGCTTCCGCGCTACAACTCAAAGACGGATACGTGGGTCGATGCGCCTGGCGCCAACGGTGTAAAGGTCGACGTAGTATCTCCGGTCACTGGCAATAAGAGTGTGATGACTTTTCAGCGCGCCACGGGTCTGCCGATTTTCGTGGCAATCACGGTTCAAAAGGAGGGCGACCTCCCATCGGACATTGAGGATCTGTTGAGGGCGGCCGTAATCGCTGACTCGACGCGCAGTCTATTTAGTGGCGAGACCTCCACTGGCTTTAACCGTGGTGGCTATGACATCGGCGAGAAAGTTCCGCCCGGCCGCCTGTACACGCCGGTCAACAAGGTGCTTGGCCTTTACGGGGATAGCTACATCACCTCGCTGACGATTGGCTTATCTGCCTTGGCGCAGGGGCTGACGCCAATTCAGCCAACCATTTCTCAGATCGCCACCTTCGACGCTGAAAATATTTCGATAACGGTGCTTCCATGAGCATGGACCACGTCGAGCGCGCCAGGTCGCGCATCATCAATGAATATCGTGATAAGCAGCGAATGGTTAGATGGCTGACCATCACGCCAGAGATCGCCAACGAAAGACTAGAGGGCGCTCTCGACTTGGTCTACGGCAGCTACGACGTGGATACGGTTTCCGGCGAAATGCTTGATGTAATTGGGCGGATTGTTGGTGTCGCGCGGCCAATACTACGCGCGGCCGAGTTCGACGTTTTCGGGTATGCAGGGAACGATAGCTATACCAATTACAATATCGCTCCCTATATTGGAGATGGCGAAGCTATTGACGCTCCGCTTAATAATGATCTCTACCGAAAGCTGATCAAGGCGAAGATCGCCAGGAACATCAGCGACGGAACTGCAGACAGCATCATCCAACTCCTTGAAATCATCATTGGGGTTAAGGTAACAGCGCTCGTCGATAACGGTGACAAGTCGTTCGATATAGGTGTCGCTTCCGCCCTGGACAACACCACGCTGTACTTGATCGATAACTTTGACATCATCCCCCGCCCCCAGGGCACGAGGATCGGACAGATATTTATTCTGCCCATCAACATTGATGAAATCGAAGCCTCTTCTTCGCACATTTACGAATATGCAAATGTGACACTCCCTGGAGATTTAGCCTGATGGCAAGACAGCCCTTCAATAATCGCTGGGCTCAAGGCGTTGAGTCCCAAGATAACCTGAACACCTTCAAGGCCCCTGGCGATGTGAGAATAAACTCTGGATGGGAAGGCGGCCAGGACAAGGACGCGCCGCCGGCGGGGCAGGAAAACTGGTGGCATAACCGAGTGGACACCGCCTTGCAGGGTGTTGAGCGAAACGGCGCCATGTCATGGCACCCTCAGGCCATCTACGGGATGGGCGCGCCAACTTATGGTCCCGATGGTAACTATTACGAAAGCATCGTCGCCGACAATACTGGTAACAACCCTTCCTCAACAGCCGGGTTCTGGCGTTACTGCGGACCTTCATTTTTTTCAGGTCACGTTCCTGGCGATCTGAAGATGGTGGCGCACAACAACATCCCTACTGCTGGGTGGTTGAAGTGCAATGGCGCAATCCTCTCCAGAGCATCGTATGCACTTCTTTTTGATTCCATAGGGACCATTTGGAATTCCGGCGGTGAGACATCGTTGCAATTCAGGCTGCCTGATTTCAGGGGGGTGTTTCTCAGGGGATTCTCTGACGGAAGCTCGATTGACTCTGGTCGCGCATTTGGGTCTTTTCAGGCCGACGAGTTGAAGTCTCACCGGCATGAACTCCGCAGTGACTTGATAGGCGCACAGCCTCTTCAGGGGGGGACGCCTGACGCAAGATTCAACCAGGCAAATGAACTTCTCGGCTACACAGAAAACACCGGCGGCAGCGAAACAAGGCCAGTCAATCGAACTGTCAGTTACTGGATTAAATACTGATGAATACAAAACTTCAGGCGGGTCAGCGACTGGTTTACCAGACTGATCAAGATGGTTTTTTTGTCGGCACAACTGTGGCAGACCCCGACCCCAAAAATCCTGGGGGCTGGCTGATACCTGCGGGATGCGTAGAGCTGGCTCCGCCACCTATTGGGTCTGGAAAGAAAGCCATTTGGTCGGGCTACAAGTGGAAAGTCATTGATATGTAGGTGAACTATGGAACGCAAGCGCAAACGTCACTTCAGCGACAAGATGGAAAAGTTCTGTCTTGCCTACGTCGAGACAGCTAACGCAGCCGAGTCCTATCGAATCGCCTACAACACTGAAAACATGGCCACGGCCACTATCGGCCGTGAAGGCTACAACACCCTACAGAAGCCCCAGGTCCAGGCCAGGCTCGAAGAATTAAGGAAGAAAGTCATGGAGCGTCACGAAATCACCGTGGACACGCTCCTTGCCGAGCTGGAAGAGGCGCGTTTGCTGGGAAAGGAAACCGGAAAGGCTTCGGCAATGGTTACCGCGTCCATGGGCAAAGCAAAGCTTCTCGGCCTGGATAGACAGATTGTTGAACTCACCGGCAAAGACGGGGCGCCGATTGAAACTAATTCGACGGTTACCGTCGACCAGAAGGCATTGAGCTCTGTACTGGGCTGCCTATGAGCAAGCTGCTCGACTGGGATGTAATGAGCAGCGCAGAACGACAAGCAGCAAAACTTATCAGCGAGCACTCGCCGCTGTCGTTCATGCGCGTATTTTTCCAGCTGAACCAGGGCATGAAGATGCTCTGCAACTGGCACCATCGCTACATGGATCACACGGCCCTGAGGGTGCTGTCTGGTGATCTCAAGAACGTAGTATTCAACATGCCGCCTGGGGGCACGAAGACCGAGTTCTGGTCAATCCATGTGCCTTCATACGCCATGACCAAGTTCGACCGCACGCGCACGCTCAACGTCTCCTACTCCAAAGCTCTGGTAGAGGAGAACTCGAACCGCATCAAGTCGATAATCACCAGTGATGAATATCAGGATTTGTGGCCGTGCGACCTGGGGAAGGCCGACGTGGCCAACTGGGTTATCACCGATGATCGTGGGCGCAACAAACACCAGATGTTCAGCCGCTCCACTGGCGGACAGATCACCGGCGTGCGCGGTGGCTACATCTCAGAAGGCTTCACCGGATTCATTAACCTGGATGACCCGGAGAAGGCTGACAGCGCATTCAGCGCGACTATGCGGGCCAAGGCCCAGCGGATTGTCACCAACACTCTGCGTAGTCGTAGGGCTTCGCCAGATACCCCTGTCATCTGTACCCAGCAGCGCCTGCACACTGACGACGTGTCGGGCTTCCTGCTTAAGGGCGGCATGGGTCTTGATTTCGCACACATCAAGGTTCCTGCCTTGGTCACTCGCGATTACATCGCAAGCTTGCCTGATGAGATCCGCGAACACGCCGAGCGCGATGTTTTCGGAAGTCCATCAATCGTCCGTGGCGGGGTCGAATACTGGTCTTACTGGCCAGCCAAGGAAACCGTTGTCGATCTGATGGCGCTGTGGGACCGAGATCCTTACACCATGGTCAGCCAGTACCAGCAGGAGCCCGTAGCTCTCACTGGCGGCATGATAGATGCCGACTGGTTCAAGACATACGAACAGCTGCCGTTTCTGGTGTGGCGCGGCGTTTACGTCGACACCGCGCAGAAAACAGGGGAGCAGCACGACTTCTCCGTCTTCAATCATTGCGGCCTTGGAGTCGATGGGAACCTCTACATCATTGAGGTGCACCGCGGCAAATGGGATGCAGGGGATCTTGAGACGGAAGCGCTGCGCATCTGGCAGAAATGGAAAGACTGGGACCAGTTCCGACCTGCAGCACTCAGATACATGCGCGTCGAGGACAAATCGTCAGGCACTGGCCTGATTCAAACCATCAGCAAGAAGGGCTCTATTCCAATCGAGGCTCAGCCGCGCGGCCCAGCAGCCAACAAAGTTACCCGCTGCATGGATGCGGTGCCTTGGATCAAGTCCGGTCGGGTTTTCGTCCCGGCAATTTTCGATGACCAAGGACGAAAGATCGAGCACGTCAAGGACCATCGAGGCGAAACAATCGCCAGCACCGAATGGGTCGCCCCTTTCCTTACGGAAGCATCAGCCTTCACGGCCGACGACAGCCACGACCACGACGACCAGGTAGACACCATGTTCGACGCAGTCGCGGACATGCTCATCAGCAACAGCGGCGACTTCTTCTCCGGCAACTGGCTTTAAGCGAAAACCCTAAACCGCCCCAACTTTCGTTGGCCGAACTCGGCTGCGCTCACTAAACACGCCCCAAGGAAACGACATGACTGACCAGACTCAGCGGCTTGAGATCGCCACAGTTCGCGCGGAGATCGGCAGCAACATCACTTATAAATTCAATAACGACGCTTTAGACGCTGCTGAAATTCCGACCGACTCAGGCCCAATTCCGAATCTCAAACAGGTAATCCGGGATATCAAAGAAGAGGCTCTTGACGAAACACTGCGTACTGAGCTTTTCGCAGCTGCAGGTTCGGGCATGGTCGGCTTCAGCGAAGCTCAAACGTATGCATCTGGCACTGTCGGCCAGGCCTTAAAAGGATCCATACGCAAAACTGTGAAAAGTTTCGGTGCCGTAGGTGATGGAGCTACTGATGACACCGATGCTGTTCTTGCAGCGATTGCAGCCGCTGGCGAAAATGGTGTTGTGGTATTTGACATGAACTCTGAGTTTCTTGTTTCTGGTGGCGTTATTGTTCAGCCCCCTGGTCAAAAATGGATCGGCGAGGGCGGCCAGCGTTCGGCTCGATTAAAAAAAGGATCGAACGGCGACCTAGTGCAAATGGGCAGTCTAAGCGCTATTTCCGATCTCACACTTAATAATAATGGCGATAACTTCACAGGGCGGGGTATTTATATTCCTTCTGGCTTTTCACAAAGTCTATTCCGCGTGCGCTCGGTTCGCTCGAAAGGCCCGAGTCTTGAGTTTGCTGTTGACGCCGGAGGAGGCTGCAATGTTGTGGCCTTTGAAGGTGATACAATTGATCAAGATACCGTCGGTGCAATTAAGTTTGCTGGCGACACCGGACCACACCCAAGGTTGTTTAATGGGGTCTGGCTGAGTGGTGGGTTTCTCGATATTGCTTCGCCGGGTGCGGGTAACGGTTGCAGTATGAGCAACTTCTACATACGCAACATAAAGACTATCGGGCCTGTCGCCACAGGGACGGCGCTGATGCACTTCTCCAATGGACGGTTCGCCACCATTGCAGATACTACCGTGCTATCCGGTTCAGACCTTACGCTAGTAGGAGTTGCATTTAGTGGCCCGGTTCATCTGCAGAATATGCAGGGGTTGCGCGCAGAAGCATGTACATTTGGTGCGGGTATCACGGAGGAATTTGCTACTTGTCGATTTAACTCCTACAGCGACCAAACCAAAACGTTCTCCCCAACTTGGTCCCAGTCATCGGGGGCTCAGCCGTCAATCGGCAATGGCTCGCTAACCGGCAAGTATTCACGCAATGGCTTCCTAGTTAAGTTTGATTTGTCCTTAACGATTGGATCCACCACAACTTTTGGAAACTCTGCAGGCCCCTACATTTTTTCTCTTCCCTTGGGTGGTACGCAGAACTCTACCCAGGACTTCATTGCCGGCCAATGCTTTGACGCATCAGCATCGACTGATTTTTTGGTGAATGGTCAGATAGTAGCAGGCGCCAACTCAATGACAATTTCAAGAAATGGGGCGGGAGTTAGGGATGGATTCCCATTCTCGTGGGGGGTAGGAGATACCATAAAATTGAGCATATGCTATATGTCTATCTGAACAACCGCTCAAGACCCTTCCCTCTCCCACGACAACCTGGAAAATGACTTGATCGTATTTTGATATGACACATTAGCCATTACGTGTCAGAATCGCCGACCCCCGACGGGTCGGCGATCATGGATAACTGGTGTGGCAATGGAAAATATTGAATCTGGAAATTCAGGGTGTATAAAGTATGATCATGTTAAAAGGTATAGAAGCGGTGGCGCTCTTATTTTTTTGTCCGCCTTTTTATCTCTCTTTATTCCATCTTCACTTGGAGGGGTTGTAGTACCCAATCTATCAGTAATCGCTATTGTGTCGTCAATCGCTTTATTGTTGTTTAATTTTATTCGATCGCCTTTAAATATCTGTAATTTTATTCTGTTTCTCTTATTCGCTTGCCTGCTTTTGCTGTTTACTATGCTTTCGAAAAATGGTGATTTTACCCCTGGTGCAATATTTCCTTATCTTGGTATGTGGGTGGTAATGATTACGTTTCCGCCAGATTATGTTAGCTCCTTTTCTAGAAAGATTTTTCATTTGATAGCGATCATTTTGATTGTTTTTGGTTTTGGTGTCGTACTGGGTGATGAATCTGTAAGGAAACTAATTTTTGATTTCTATCAGGCCTACAACGATGAGTTATATTATTTTATGGTCGAGGTCGGTGATAAGCCAGTAGGCCCGTTCGCAACTCACTCGCTTTCAGCATTTATGTACTGTTTGTTTTCTATTGTTTATTTTAGGATGTACTTGCATAGCGGAGGTGTTAAGTCTTTTATATTTCTCGTCATGTGTCTGTCATTCTTTTTGATGGTTGTAGCTCTTAAGTCATTTTCGGCTATCGCACTTTCAGTAATTCTTGTTTGCTTATACTTGTATTATCTTTTGGCTAATTTTAAAATATTTAAGATATTTTTAATTGTCGTCATTTCGATCGCTGTGTTGACGTATGTAGACGCTACATTTTTTTATGAAACTGTTGATTCTATTTTGTCCAGTGATGGTAACGGACTAAAGGGTAGAATGGTTTCTGGAAATAGGCTTGAGGGGACATACAGTTATATAGTTGAAAATCCCTTTGTTCCTCTTGGTCTTACTTCTTTGCCCGATATTGCATTTGGGGATAATTTTATTGCAGACTACGTTATCAGAGTTGGATTGCTTGGGTACTTTATAGTTTTACTTGCGGCTTACGTATACTTCAGGAGTGCTTTTAGTAGTCGTCTTGTGGTTTTATTTTGCATGTGTTTTGTGTTGCTGGGTGATCTTGGGTATCCATTACTAACAAATTACAGATCAGTATTTCTTATTCCTGTGTTCGTAGCCATGTGGAGATGCCCATCGCGAGATTACCAAGTAAAATTCAGGGTATCTAACCAATGACACACTAACCGTGACGGCAAAGTAGTAGCCCGCCAACTGAGCGGGCTTTTTTACGTCTGGAGAAAAAGTATGCCCATCAGTGAGCAGCAGTTGCTGCGCATCCTCCCCAACGCCGGCCGCCAAGCCGGCGTTTTTGCATCTGCGCTGACCCTCGCCATGGATCGGTACCAGATCAATACCAAGCTCAGAATGGCCGCTTTCATTGCCCAGGTCGGCCACGAGTCTGGCCAGTTCCGGTACGTGCGCGAGCTGGGTGGTGACCAGTACCTGAGCAAGTACGACACTGGCGCCCTGGCCAAGCGCTTAGGCAATACGCCAGAGGCGGACGGTGACGGGCAGAAGTATCGCGGGCGAGGCTTGATTCAGGTAACGGGACGAGACAACTATCTGGCGTGTAGTAAGGCACTGTTCGGTGATGACCGCCTGCTACGAACCCCTGAGCTACTTGAGCAGGCGGAGTGGGCGGCCAAGTCGGCTGCGTGGTTCTGGAACTCCCGCGACCTGAACAAGCTGGCTGACTCCGGGTCGTTCGAGATGATAACGCGGCGCATTAATGGTGGCGTCAACGGCCTGGCTGAGCGGATGGCTTTCTATAACGCTGCCTTGAAGGTGCTGGCATGACGCCGTTACAGAAGCTTGCAGGCCTGGCGGTGCTGATCCTGCTGCTGATGGCTGGTGCTGCGGGAGTCACCTGGCAGGTGCAGGACTGGCGCCTGGGCAAGCAACTGTCTGAACAGCTATCCGCGCAGAGCGCCGCGCACCAGGGTCAGCTCGACGCCATCACCAACGAGGCCTGGCGTCAGCAAAAGGCCGAGCAGGACAGGTACCTGGCCACCGAGCAACAACTCGCCACCCTGGACCAACTACACACCAAGGAATTATCCGATGCCCAGCGCAACCAGGCTCGCCTGCGTGACCAGCTTGCTACTGCTGATGTCCGGCTGTCAGTCCTCATCGAGGATTCAGCCAGTAGCTGCAACGTGCCTACCACCCCCGGCACCGCCGGCGTGGTTCATGCAGCCCGTCGAGCCCAACTTGACCCAGCGCATGCGCAACGAATTGTCGCCATCACCGACGATGGGGACGACGCCATAATCGCTTTGCGTGCGTGCCAGGCGTACGTCAGGGCTATGGCTCCTTGAGTGCCCGCAGCTCATCCAGCAATCGCTGGTTTTCCCTGAGAAGGTGGTCTCTCTGCTCCGTGATCATCGCCAACCCGTTTAACTTGCGGCCCTGTCGTGAGTTTTCCAGGTTCAAGTCAGCAACTTGGGACAGTGCGGCTTTCAGGGCGGCCTCGGCCTGATCCTTTCCCGTCATCAGCAGGTCGTTCATTTGCACTAGGCCGGCGATATTCGCCCGCGCTCGACGCAGCATGCGCTCGGTCTCCACAAGCTCATCTACGAGGATTGAGCATTGGTGCTGGTACATCTCAAGGGGAGTGGGGCAACCGAGCCAATCATCGGTGTCCATGTCAACGTTCATAGTGGAACCTCAAGTACTGTATGTGCGTACAGTAATCGAGGTGCTGCAGGTTTGGGGAGTGGTGTTCGTCGGCAGGACGCCGGGGAGGGCTGGGCCAATTCGTGGGCCAATGGGGTGTTTCAAAATCGGGGTTTCGCGGAGCGTGGCGGGGGAATGTCTCGATAATGCTGGGACTGGCTCAGGGTTCCAGCCACTTATTATTTGGCTAAAACCCCGTAAAAGCCCTGAACGCCGTCATTGTTAATGGCCAGATTGGCTCAGGCTTGAATACATTGACGCTATCAAGGAACGGCTCGGGCGTAAGAGACAGCTTTCCAATTGCATGGGCGACTGGGGACACAATAAAAATAAGCATTACTTACATGGCTGTATAAAAGATTGGCGCCATACAGGCGCCAATTTTCAGTTCCCATTAATAGTTTTTATAAGCATGGGCATTATTTGCTTGCTGACACGCATAGATCCGGCAATGGATAGATGCACCAAATCTGAATACATTAGCTCGCCATTCTGAAACTTTCGACATGTCCCGTCAGGGCATAATGAGTCTGACGGGTCAACATAAAACGTATCTTTAGCGCTTTCGGCGAAGCTGCGAAGCCTTTTGTTAATCTCAAATGCTGGCGAGTCTTTCGGGTCGAAATTGAAACTTAAATCACAGGGCTGTGATATGAATCTAGGGCGCAGCAGGCATGATGCTGCTGAATGGCTTGAGTTAGTGTAAGGCTGAACGCCAACTATTATAAGTGGGCGATTGCCAATTTCCTGGCGAAACTCGCCAAGGTTCTTGATGATGAAATCAATGTAAGCATTATCATCTTTAAGCACTATGTATTTGCTGTTTTTGTCTCCAATCATTTTTCTATATACGGTCCAGGCAGATGCGTATATTAGCGGCTTGCTATCAGATTTTATTGTGTTAAGTACCTGCTGATAATGATCCAGGCAGGGCGTGGCAATAGCGCCGTTTTCTATTTTTGTATAGTTGGATGACAGATAACATCCCTGCCTAACAAGTGACGCCACTTGAATATTTTCCGGTGCGAGATAGTGGTCCAGACCGCTGGCGTATTGCAAGGCGAAACTATCGCCCACCAGATATGCGTCAGGCTCGCTCTTTTTTGCACCTAATTTTGCGAAGTTATCGAACGGGTAACCGCCATAATTCTTGGTGTGAAAGTTCGCCGGATCATCCGTAATGCTTTTATAGGCTTGTGGTGTTCTGGAGCTATAACCTCCAGAGGTTACTGTTTTGTGAGCTGCAAATGAAATTAAAGAAGCCGCGATAACCGTAATGCACAAACCATAAATTCGTTTTTTGTAGTCCTTCGACATAAAGGATTTTTCAATAGTGTGGTGCATGATCGCGCCGACAATAATCGCTATTGCAAGCAGGCAAACTTTTTCGACTGTTTCCAGATCCCTGAATATATAGTATTTGTAGAATACAATGATTGGCCAGTGGACTAGGTAGACGGAATAGGATATTAGCCCGATATACACCACAGGCTTGATACGCAGAGCCTTGCCCAGCCCAGGAGACCGTCCAGCATAAATGCACGCCGCCGCACCAAGGCAGGGAACGAGTGCGCGCAGGCCTGGAAACGGGTCAGTCGAGTCAATGAGAAAAGCTGCTGC